ATATTCAATGTACCAGCAGAAGACAGAACTGATGTTGATAAACATATCATCAAGTTTCATAACTTCAAACCTACGGTGATAGTAGAAGAATTTTTTCTTGATTTTTAAATAAATTTATTTTTTTTCAATTATGTAACTATTTATTGGTAAAGGAAACCAAATGAATAGAAAAATTGAAATGAATAATGACTACCGCTATGATGTAGATTTATCACAAGCAGGGATAAAAGTTGACGATACTGATTTATTCTCAGCTAAAGAAAAAAGTAGTGTTGATGCACTAAATAAAGTACTCTCAACTACGGTTGAATTAAAGAGTAACGATAACGCAATCTTCAATCTCTTTATAGAGTTTAACTGCACCAAGAGAGATGGTATAACATACCCAAGTGGTATTGCCACCACAGAGGCCCATATCTGGCGAATAAACGTAGGTGAATTAGTTTTTGAGTTTCCTACTCACTTCTTAAAATGGGTCTATGAGAAACGCTTAGAATTAGAAATAAAGGATAGTCCAATAATCAACGTAACGGACTTACAGGTAACAGGGATGTTGGTACCAGCAGCTAATATTTTAAGTTACTACCATCAATATAAAAAATCTGAAGAATATAGAAGATACCGTCTCAAAAATTTGACACTTTGGAGATAGTTCCGTATATTTATAATAATCATTCTAATAATGGTTTCCCTAATCCCGCCAAGGTTCGCTTCCAACAACCTAGCGGGATTTTTTTTGTTTAATGTCTTTTGCTAAAAACGTAGATATTTATATATATGAGATGTACAGTTTGTGATAAGGATAAGGAACTAAATCAGTTCCAAACATACTGGCATTCAACTCAACAGAAGATGAGACAAAGGAAGCAATGCACAGAATGTTTATATCAAATTAGATTAAAGAAGAAGAACCCTGATAAGTTTTATGAGAACAACCCTGACTACAAGAAATGTAATACGTGTAATGAGTGGAAGTTAATTGAAACAGAATTTTATCACAGGCACGGTAAAACGTATGTGAATAGATGTAGGTTTTGTGAATTAGAGATAGATAGAAACAAGCGCAAAGAATATCTAATGGAAAACTGCGGTAGTGATAAGATACCACCTAAACCAAACCATTACGCAGACGAATATCAAAAGGCGTGTACGTTTCACTTTATGGAAACTATGGGGTATACATTTGACGAACCAACAGGGATATGGATTAAACCTGGTTACAAAGAGATTAGAGACGGTAAGATAGTGTATCCAACCTTAAATCTAAAACAACTACGAAGAAAGAAAATAACCCCAACAAAAATAGAAAGGATAATCGCATTAAAAGACAAAGGGTTATCCTATGAAAAGATTGGACAAGAATTAGGGATAAGCGACACAACGGTGTACAAATATTTAAAGAAATGGAAAAATCAATTAAAGTAGGAGAGTTAGAGATACCAGCAGATTATTGGTCTATGGATAAAAAAGATAGGAGGGAATTGTGTTTAACTATAACGGACGCAATTTTAACTCTACTTGATAACCTTGTCAATCCTGAATACAGTAGAACCGCATTACTAAACGCAATCATTGACAGTTCAATTGAAACGAATGTAAAAGATGAAAACTACGAGGTGTGTCAGGTGCTAAGTGATATTAAACAAATTATAAATGAATAGAGACATAGAGAGATACATAACCACCAACTACTACGAGTTACTTAAAATCACCAAGAAGATAACCAAGAACCACGATTTAACACAAGACCTTTTACACGAGGTTATTCTACAGTTATACAATAAAGAAAACATAATACTGCGTGAGTACTGTGATGAACAGATAAAGTATTATATCGTCTCTGTCATCAGAATTAACTGGCACTCACAAACATCACCATTCTACTATAAGATACGCAAGGAGACAAAGAACTACGTACCAATAGATGAGATATACAACCTAGCCGATGACGCGCAGCTTGACTTTGAAAAGCAACAACTTTTTGATATATTAGAAGAGAGTTGGTGTGAGTTAGATTGGTTCCGTAAATCATTATTTGAGATGTATCTAACCCTCGGTTCAATGAAGAAAGTATCCAAGCAAACAAGAATACCAGTGTCATCAATTAGTAGATACCTACGTGAAAGCAAAGACCAAATAAAATCAAATATAACAATAAGAACAAATGAGTAGAGAGATTATTAGAAACATTAACAACGAAGACCCACACGAACATTGGGGATTTTTACCTATAGAAGGTGAGACCATCTTAGATTTAGGGTGTGGCATTAATAACCAAGAGTATCTTCCAACACCAATGTATTGGATACAGAAGAAAGCAAAGATGGTTTATGGGGTAGACCCTGGTCAACCATCATATGACTGGTTTAAACAGAACCTGAACCTAAAGAACTTTATCAACATAATGGATTGGGTGGATAGAACAGAAAAGTTTGAACTGTATATGAAAGCAGCTAAACCAACTGTAATGAAGATTGATGTGGAAGGTAGTGAGATTTTTATGAATGCAATCAATCCTGAGTGTTTTGATGGTATCAGACATATCGGTATTGAATACCACAATTTAGCGTGCTTACTATCCTGTGAAAACATATTAAAGTCATTAGGATACGAATTAACCTATTATAAGTTCAACCACTTAGATATTGACCACCAAGGTGTATTACACGCACATAAGAAGAATGTAATAGTAAAACAAAGAAGCAATGGGATGTAATTGTAAAAAGACCGTAAGACAAGCACCACAAGTGATTACTTCAACCCCTGAACCTATAAAGGTACCACAGACCCCTGAAGAACTGCACGCACAGGAAATGAATGCGTGGAACGGTGGTGAAACAATAATTGAAGAACCAAAACAAGAAAATTAATATTTAATAGTATGGGATGTACAACTTGTAAAAAGAAAAAGGTGGTTACCAAATTGGAACCATTAGTAGAAGAGGTGATGACATTTAACCCACAACAGGTTAAACTAGCATACTCATTATTGGGTGGTATCAAAGAAGAAGAAAGACCATTCGTTAATGAAGTATATAAATCAGTATTCAATGAGGACTTTGATTGGAATTGTAAGGTGTGTGTAAACACCCAAGCACGAAAACTCAAAGCATATATTGAGAACGAATTAAAATTAACTGTATAATGGAAAAAGAAAATAAATTAGGTAGAAAATCTAACATTGCAACATATGAAGAAAGAATACCCGAAGCAATGGAAATGATACTATATGAAAAACTCTCGTACACAGAATTTAGACAACAAGGTGCAAAACGATGGGGAATTACAGAACGTGCAACTGAAAATGTTTGGAAAGACGTTAAGGATAGAATTAAAGCGCGCTTTGACGAACAAGCGGAAGAGATTATCTCAGAACAACTCAGTAGGTATTTTGACCTGTTACATAGGGCCAGGGCTGACAAAAATAAGAGGGTGGAACGCGAAACGTTAGCAGACATAAATAAACTGTACGGATTGGAACAAAGAAAGATAGACATTACCAGCAACGGTGAACCTATCTCTATTAACATCAATCTAACTGACTAAAAAAATTTAATCTGTCAACACGTAAAACTTCGTTTTTGACCTACCCATATATATGAATATAGATATAACACCCACAAAAAGACAATCACAAGCGTGGCGTTACCTCACGGACCAACAAACAAATATAGTTTTATTTGGAGGTTCAGCAGGTGGTGGTAAAAGCTGGTTAGGATGTTTATGGATAACAACCCTATGTTTAAAGTATACAGGTATTAGATGTTTAATAGGTCGTTCAGTATTAACACAATTAAAACTAACCACATTAAACACCTTATTTGACCTGTTAGGTGCAATGGGTATGAAGAGTGGTGAACACTTCACATTTAACGGACAATCAAACGTATTGACCTTTTACAACGGTTCTGAGATTATATTCAAAGACCTTGCGTACAATCCATCAGACCCTAACTATGACAGCTTAGGTTCCCTTGAGATTAGTGCAGCATTTATAGATGAAGCAGCACAGATTACATCACTGGCATTCAGCATTGTTAAATCACGTATAAGATATAAACTCAATGAGTATAATCTTACACCAAAGGTCCTGATGACCTGTAACCCATCTAATAATTGGATTAAAAAGGACTTTTACATACCGTTTGTACAGGAGAGATTACAACCTAACCAAGTATTCATACCATCATTACCAATGGATAATCCACACTTACCAGCGTCTTACATTGAGATGTTGAAAGAGTTACCACCACAACAGCGTAAGAGATTACTTGAGGGTGATTGGGATTACCTTGAAGACAGTGACAGCTTGTTTAAGTTTGATGATATTACAAATGCGGTGTACAAATTAGAACCTAATCCTACTGATAAGAAATATATGACGGTTGACGTTGCACGATTTGGTGATGATAGGTCCGTAGTAATGATTTGGGTGGGTCTGGTGGTCATATCTTGTCACATCTATAGGAAACTATCCACCACAGAATTATCGTCCGAAATTAAGGACTTAATGAAGTTTCACGGAATACACCCACAACAAGTAATTATAGACAGTGATGGTGTCGGAGGTGGTGTCGCGGACCAGATTAGAGGTACAAACTTTGTGAACAATGCAAGACCATTACACGAACAGAACTTCACTAACCTTAAATCACAATGTTATATAAAACTATCTGAAATGTTAAGGGAACAAAAGATTAGTTTAAACATACTTGAACCAGCAGTGGTGGAAGATTTAACACAGGAATTATTAGCAATAAAACTAAAAGATATAGATAAAGACAACAAAGTAGGCGTTATGAGTAAGGATGATATGAAAAGAATATTGGGTAAATCACCCGATTTATCTGATGCACTTATGATGCGTATGTACTTTGAGGTTAAAAATCATAAAACAACAGGAAAATACTCAATAGCATTCGTATGATAAAATTTAAAATAGAAGAGACAGAATACCAATTACCTGAATTTATTTCAATTGAAAATTACTCAAAGATTTACAAGATAAAAGATTTATTCAGTGAGGATTACTTCGCAGCTAAACTAATTAACATAGTTGCAGGTGCGCCACTAAACGACTTATTACAGTCAGATTACCAGCAGGTTAACTATATGGCCGCATATCTGATGAATTTATTCCCGTTAGATAAACCAAAGTTTACAGACAGATTTGAGATTGACGGTGTAAAATATGGGTTCTTTCCTAATTGGAGGGACCTAACCTTTGCAGAATTTGTTGACCTTGATACTATCTCAACCAAGAAACCTGACGAAATATTGGACCTATTACACATACTAGCAGCTATTATGTACAGACCAATTACATCAGAAAAGTCAGAACACGATTATCAGATTGAAAAGTATGACATAAACAAGATGAAAGAACGAGCAGAGGTGTTTAAAAAGAAGCTAGACGTTAAGTATGTACTCGGTGCGCAGTTTTTTTTTATCAAGTTCGCAAAGAGATTTTCCAGTTATACCCAAATGTCTTTGATACCGAACTTGTCAATATGGACGAGGATAAAGCTCGTGTGGAATATGAGGAAGATAATATGGAAAATGGCTTTCAGAAAACCTTCGGATGGTTCCTTGTCGTCAACAGAATTAGTGGAAACGATTTTACGAAGCACGAATACATCTATCAAAAAAACGTAGTAGAGATACTGAACCAGCTAACCTTTCTGATTATGTATGATTTGGAACAACAGAGATTACAAAAGAAAGCAATGGGTCAAATTTCATAATACAATACAAATAAATTTATATTTCTTTATAGATGACAAATTATAAACAAATCATACAGGACTTATCGGGAATGGCTTACTACCATCCACAGATTAACAGCTTCGGTTTTGGTGACATTACACAGATTACTATGGATGTTGAGACCGAGAAAGAACCTGTATACACCAAGATGTACGTTATCCCTGGTAATGTTAGGTTAGATGAGAACAGATTACTGTATGATTTTTCCATTATTATATTAGACCAAATTAACAATGACTACTCAAATCAAAGAGAGGTTATGTCTGATACGTTGGAGATTGCAAAGGATATTTTTACAATTATATACCAATCATATACCGCAGAGTACGGAGATTTTAGTTTGTATTACACTCCTGAATGGGGTCCGAATGTTACACCGTTCCTTGAGAGATTTGAAACGATACTTGGTGGGTGGACATTAAACATTACATTAGAACAACCATTTGACTACAACGTATGCGTGCTACCTCTTAAAGAAGGGTTTTCACTACCACCAGATGTAAATGCAGTCAATTATATACAGATTATAGAAGATTTAGAAGATTTTGCTGATAACCACGAACAAATTAACAGTTATGGTTATGGTGATTTGACCCAACTAACAATGGATATTGAAACGGAAAAGGAACCAAGATACACAAGAATGTATGTTATTCCTGGTGATGTTGTGCTAGCGCAGAACGAATTACTTACCAATTTTCAAATACTCGTTGTAGACCAACTTAATAATGATTATTCCAATCAAAGAGAGGTGTTATCAGATACTTTAGAAATTACTAAAGACATAATGGTGACCTTCTATTTATCAGAATATGAAACTGTCTGGCCATCAAGTGTTGAACCTATATTAGAAGAATATGAGACGATACTATGTGGTTGGATGATGAACATTCAATTAACACAACCTTTTGATTACAATAGATGTGTTCTACCTGAAAGACCATTCACTCCTGGTAAGAAGTGGTATGAGTTGGCTGAACTGTGGAATGAAATATCAAAAGATTGGAAGAACGTATAAAATATAAGAATTTAAAAATATGGGTCAATTAACTAACCAATTCGTATCACAATCCTATCAAGGTCTATTAAACCTTGCGAATGCGAATACAGGATTTACTGCTAACTTACAAACCATAACCGATGGTTTGGGTGGAAGTTCTCCATTACAAATGTCACAGACACAGGTAAACATATCAGGTACATTCACTGTAAATGGTGCGCCTGTTTCTGTTGATACGGGGTCACTTGTAACCACATCATCATTTAATGCGTATACATCATCTGTTGATTTAAGATTTGATGGTATAGAACTTGAAACAGGGTCATTACAAAATCAGATTAACGGTCTTGCTAGTACTGGCTCATTAACATCTTTATCAAGTTCTATTGCGGTAACTGATTTAGCACAGAACAATAGATTAACCTCATTAGAAGGTATTACGGGTTCATTACAGAACCAAATAAATCAAAAATTAGATACTGGTTCATTCAACACATATACAAGTTCTGTTGATACAAAATTAGCAGGATTAGATATTGAGACAGGTAGTTTACAAAATCAGATAGATGGTCTTGCAACTACGGGGTCATTATCAGGTTATACAACAGTAACCGCATTTAACAATTATACATCAAGCAATGATAGTAAGGTTAACTCTCTTATCGCTGGCACTGGTTCTTATGCTACTACTTCATCGCTTACTTCGCTTTCGCAAAGTATAGCAACAACTGATTTAAATCAGAATAACGTAATTGCTGGTCTTGCAACAACATCATCATTAACATCGTTATCAAGTTCTATTGCATCTACTGATTTAAGTCAGAACAATAGATTAACAGCATTAGAAGGTGTTACAGGGTCAATCAATAGAAATGGTCTAATCACCACAGGTTCTATTGGTGGTACACAATCAATCACAGGAAGTTTAAATGTTGGTGGAACTATTACAGCCACATCAGCATCGTTCACATATGTAAACACAGTTTATGAAACTGCTTCAGTAATCTACTCAAGTGGTTCTAACCAATTAGGTGATGCATCAAATGACACACAAACATTATGGGGTACAGTTAATTTACCATCAGGGCCATTAGTTATAACAGGTTCTGTAA